CCTGCGGCACGGCCGTCGCCGGGGGTAGCGCCTGTCGCGTGGCCAGCTCGGCCGTCTTTTGCGTAACCTGCAGGTCAACGATCACGCGCTGCGGCTGCTGCACAGGGGGCGTGATCGCCACCGGCGTGGCCACAGGCGCGGCGATCGCCACTGTCGCCTCCTCGCAGGGACAGGGGCGCCGCAGGGCGCAGCAGCCGGCGGCGAACAGGCAGCACGCGACGAATGTGAGTGAGCGCATTGACAATTCCCCCGATTCGTGGATACCAATATTCCCATCGTCATTCCGGCTCGCGCACCTGATGCGACCCGCACAATCGGCACTCGGTTATTTCGACGGCACCGCCTGCCGTTTCTCCAGTTCGATCACGCGACTTTGCAGGGCCCGCACATTGGCCTCCTGAGTCAGCAGCCGGACCTCGGCCTGCAGCCTGGCCAAAGCCGCCGCCGTATCGTCACTCGCCGCCGGCATCACGGCGGCTTGCGGCATCACGTAAGACGCGGCCGGAGCGACCGAGACCACCGCGGGCATGGAGTAGGAGTAGTAGGAGAGCAAAGGCCGACTGTACTGCAGGTACATGGGCGCAGCCGGAGCGACCGGACCAACGGCGAGCACCCGACCGTATTGCACGTACACGGGACCAGGCGGAGCGACGGCCACGTACACGCTCGGCCACGCCCAGGCCGAGGAAGAACTGAGCAGGCAAGCGATGGCCGCGAAGAGCAGGGTTCGCATTGTATTACCTCTCGTCAAGGTTTTGTGGATCTACCCAAACCATATCATCGGCTGCGCCCCATTTCTGTGCCGACCCCTTTTCCCCCGGCGATTCTGCCGCCGCCGGTGCAGGTTGCGCCGTCCCCGCCGCTTAAAGGGTCCTTCCCCCGACCCTGGCCGAGGGGCGGGGTTCCGGGAACAGCCACGCTATGAGACACACTTTCTTGATTTCGACGATCGCCGCGCGCAGGGTTGTCACATGTTGTTAACCGACGCACAAATCCTGCGGGTACTTGGCGCCGAGCTGGAGAGTGAGCACGGCAAAATAGCCTTCGTTGAGGGGCAGCACGCGCTCGGTGCGCAGCTCTCGCTGAGGATCCTCGGCACTGTCGAGCAAGGGGCTGACCAGCTCATCGCGCCGACGGCACAGATTCCGCTGCATGCGGTACTCGCGCTGGCATGCGACGACGGCGGGATTGGCTGGCCGCGCATGAAACGGCTAATTCTGGAGGCGATGAGCGAGCCGCTGAAGGGCGGCAAAAAAGTTGGCGATTGCGTCGGGTCCAAAGCGGCGGAGGCGGCGACCAAGGACATAATCGACGCGCTGCCCCGCGTCTCGCGGAGGGGGGCGCTCAGGCGCTTGGTGCGGATGTCTCACCTCCGGTTGCGCCCGCTTGTCCAGTCATCGTGACCGTTTTCGGCGTGTCCAGGACCGCGCGTTTCACTGGGTCGTAATCGACCCAGACTTGCAACGCAGCGTATAGATACCGGCCGACGCCGAGCGCCAGGCATTTGACTTCCCCCCACAGCACGCGCATAAACGATAGGGCTCGAACGCTGCGCCGGCTAAAGCTCCCACCCAAAAGCGCGAGACCGCCGGCGGAGCGCGCCCCTCAACGGATAGACACACTCTAACCAGGCGTCGATCCCATCGACGACAGCACGGACTATGGCAGGCACCGCAAGCGGGCAGCACGCCGCGCGGCGGCGGCCTCGGCGGAAGGGCGCGACATCGGGCCCGTGCCGGCGATCGCCGACATTGAGCGGCGCCGCCGCTGTCGCGACCCGAAGCTGTTTTGCCGCACGTACAACCCTGAGACGTTTTCACTGGCCTGGTCGGACGACCAGAACGCGGCCATCGATCGGATCAAGGAAGCCGTCGAGCTGAGCGCGCTGTTCGCCTTGGCCATGCCACGCGGAAGCGGCAAGACCACGGTCAACCGGATGCTGGCGTTATGGGCGATCAGTTACGCCCTGCGCCGCTATGTGCTGCTGCTCAACGCGACGAACTCCAAGTCGCGCGAATCGCTCGACGCGCTCAAAAAATTCATCCGCTTCCTGCCGCTGTACACCGCCGACTTTCCTGAGATCGCCTACGCCTGCCAGCGCGTTGCGGGCATCGCCCAGCGCGCGAATGGCCAGACCTCTGACGGCGAGCCGACGATGTTGGAATGGGGCAAGGAGCGGATCGTGCTGCCCACGATCGCGCCCCCCGATAACTGGCCGGCCGACTGGCCCCTGCGGGATGGCATGGTGCCGACCTCGGGGGCGGTATTGGCAACCGCCGGCATGACCAGCGAGGGCGTCCGCGGCAGTCTGTTCACGATGGTGTCCGGCGAGAGCGTCCGCCCCGACTACGTGCTGCTCGACGATCCGCAGACCAAGCAATCCGCCAACAGCCCGCTGCAAAACCAGACACGCATCGAAACGATCCAGGGCGACGTCCTCGGCCTGGCGGGGCCCGACAAGGCGATGTCGGCGGTCATGCTCTGCACGGTGATCGCGCCGGAGGACCTGGCGGACACGTTCCTCGATCGGGAGAAGCAGCCGCTGTGGCGCGGCGAGCGTTACCAGCTCCTGCCGTCGATGCCGGCGAACCTGGAGGCCTGGGACCGCTACTTCGACGTCTACCGCGGCTGCGCGCTGAAACAGCCGCCCGACTTCGCCGAGTCCACGGCCTATTACCTCGAGCATCGCGTCGAGCTCGACGAGGGCGCCGTGCATTCGTGGCCCGCACGCGTGCTGCCTGGCGACGTGTCCGCCCTGCAATCGGCGATGCACTTGTTTCTGCGCGACCGCCGCGCGTTCATGGCCGAATACCAGAACTCGCCCTTGGCACGCGTCGAGGAAGAGGAGCCGATCGACCCGCGCGCGATCTGCGCGCGTCTGTCACGCGTGCCGCGGTGGCACGTGCCCGCGGAAGCCACCAACCTCACGGCGTTCATCGACGTGCAGCGGAAGCTGCTCTGGTACACGGTGATTGCCTGGGACGAAACATTCGGCGGCTCGATCATCGACTACGGAAGTTACCCCGACCAGCGCCGGCTGTACTACACGCTGGCCGACGCCAAACGGACGCTGGCCGCGGTAACGCACGTGTCCGGGCTCGAGGCCCAGCTCCGCGCCGGCCTGGACGCCCTGGCCGGCCAGCTCCTCACCCGCGAATATCCGGGCCAGGGCGGGGCGAACATGCGGATCGCGAAACTTCTGGTAGACGCCAATTGGGGGCAATCCACCGAGGTCGTCAAAAAATTCTGCCGTGAGAGCCCGCATGCCGCGCTGCTCGTACCCTCGCACGGCATATTTGTGGGCGAGCGCTCGCCGCCTCTATCCGAGCGCAAGCCCAAGACGGGCGAGCGCGCGGGGCTCAACTGGTTCATTCAGGCCGCGCCGTCCAAGGGCGTGGTGCGCGCCTGTCTCTACGACACCAATTGGTGGAAGACGTTTCTGCACGCGCGCCTTGCCGCGCCGCTCGGTGCCAGCGGGGCCCTGACGTTGTGGGGCGGCGAGGCCGAAGCGCATTCGATGCTGGCCGACCATCTGTCGGCCGAAATCCGCAAGTCGCGTAAGGGCCACGGCCGCGAGCTCGAGGAGTGGTACGAAAAGCCGGGCAGGCCAGACAATCACTGGCTCGATTGCGCCGTCGGCTGCTGCGTGGCCGCCTCGATCCTGGGTGTCAGACTCGAAGCGATGCCAGACCTCAAGCCCAAGCCGGCCAGGCCGGTGGATTACCGCGAGCTGTACGACCAGGCCCGCGCGAAGCAAAGGGAGGGCAAAAAATGAGCGACTCGGAGGCGGGCCTACGTTGCCCGAAATGCCGGTCCACGTGCTCGCGTGTCGTCAACACCCGGCGCCGCTCCGGCGCGGTTCGCCGGCGGCGCGTCTGTCTCGCCTGCGCGCGTCCGTTCTGTACCGTCGAGCTTCCCCAAGCCGCGGCGGGTGTGAACGTTCACACATCCTCTTGACAGCGAGGGCGGCTACCGGAGATTGGCTCAATGAGCGAACGAGAAAAATACGGCAAGCTTTGTTCGCTGCCGACGACGTGTGGAACCTGCTCGACGGTGTTTAACTGGGTTTGCCTGCGCTGGTGCGCATCGTGCGGAGAGGCGATCTGCCCGAGCTGTTATCCGGCCGCGCAGGATGAGCCGCTGGGTCAATGCCGACGCTGCATCGAGGAGGGCCGGCCCAAGGCTTTGTATCTGGCCTGCTTCGCGGCCGGCCGCGCTCGCGCCGAGGAATTTGAGCGGCGCTTCTGGGAAGCGTTCCTCGGCCGCCGCGAGGGCGCTGGCCGGCTGCCGCCCGAGGAGCGGGCCCACGTCGAGCAGCTCGGCGGCGGCTCGGCTCAAGCTGGCCTGCGCGCACTGGTCGCCGCCAGTATGGCACGCACAGCGAAATAGCCCGCCAATTCACTTCCCCGCCGCTTTCGCGCCCCTGAATGCCACATATAGCACCACTCCGTGAATTCCCAGCCCGCCGCTTTGCCTTTGCGCCCCCGCGCGCGCCTGATGGAACCTGATGGCAAGAGTGAAGTCTGCGCCTCCAGGTTGTGCATGCCCATGGCCGCCCAGGACCTCGCCCCGAACATCGGCACCAACTCGACGGGCCCCAAGAAGGTCAAGACGGACGCCCTCGAAGTCGAGCAGATGCCGATCGGGGACCTGATCAGCGCCGATCGTTACCTTGCGGCCAAGGCCGCACGCGCCACGCCGACGCGAGGCATCATGTTTTCGAAGCTGATCCCGGCCGCCGGCAACCCCGATCAGCAGGGCACCAGCAGCGGCGCCAGCCAGTTCGATTCTCCGGGGGACGGCGCATGATCGACTGGCTGAAAAAGCTGGTCGGCCGCGGCATGCCCACGGCCCCGATCGTAACGCCGCGAATCCGCGCGCGATTTGAAAACGCGCTGTACAACGACGAGAACGCCCGAAACTGGGCCCAGGTCGATTACCTCTCGGCGAAGGCAGCCAACAATTTCCAGATCCGGCGCACGCTCCGCAACCGCTCGCGCTACGAGCTGAGCAACAACCCCTACCTGTTCGGCATCTGCAACGGCAACGCCGACGATTTGATCAGCACCGGACCGACGCTGCAGGTCAATCTGCCCACGGCGGCCAAGCGCCAATTCGAGACGGGCTGGCGCAACTGGGCCCAGGAAGTCAACCTCCCCGAAAAACTGCGCACGCTCAAGCTGGCCAAGAGCGTCGACGGCGAAGGCTTCCTTGTCCTCAAGACCGTGCGCGATCTCTTGCACCCGGTCAAGATTTACCCCGTCGACGTCGAGGCCGACCAGGTCACCACGCCCAGCCCGCGGCGCATGGAGGAGTTGTGGATCGACGGATTGATCCTGCACCCGGTCACCGGCCGGCCGACCGGGTACACGATCCTTCGCCATCACCCAGGCGACTTCTTTTTCGCGGGCCACAACCCGCTCGAGGCGGACACCGTCAAGGCCCGCTTCGTGCTCCACTGGTTTAGCAAATGGCGACCGGGCCAGGTCCGGGGCGTGCCGGTTTTCACGACCGCCCTCGATCTATTCAACGAGCTGCGCTCGTTCCGGCGCGCCGAACTGCAGAAGGCGAACCTCGCCGCGAACCTGACCGCAGTCATCGAGACGGAGTCGCCGGCCGACGACACCGGCGCCCAGACGCCGACGCCGTTCACGAATATCCCGATTGACCGCGGCACGATGGCGGCGCTGCCGGCGAACACGAAGCTCAAGCAATACCAAACGGGCGGCCCGGGAGCCACCTACGAGATGTTTCAGCAGGCCTGCCTGGGCGAGGCCTGCCGGCCGTTGAATTACCCGCTGAACCTCGCGCTCGGCACGAGCCAAAAATTCAATTTCTCTAGCGCGCGCCTGGACCACATCAACTATCGCAACGGCCTAAAAATCGAGCGGGCCGATTGCGACGCGCAGATCCTCGACAAGCTGCTCGCGGCCTACATCGAAGAGGCCGCCCTGGTCCCAGGTCTGTTGCCCTGGGGCATCGAGTCGATCGCCGACCTGCCCCACGAGTGGCACTGGCCCGGCTTCGAGCCGCTCGACCCGGTGAAGGACGCGCTCGCCGATCACTCCCGCATCGCCAACGGCACGCTTACCTGGCAGGAGTTCTGGGCGTCGCGCGGCAAGGACTGGCAGGACGTGCTGAAGCAGCAGGCCCTCGAACGAGACGAGATCGAGCGCTTCAAGCTCGTCTTCAGCGACCCGATGAAGAAGACGCAGACCGAGACCATCGACGCCACCGACGGCAAGGAGGGGCGACGTGCCGCGTAAATGGAAAAACCGTCGCCCGGTGCCGATCAAGGCCGCGCGGCGCGACGCCCCGAAAGCGTTTCGCATCGCCGCCGTGGCGTCCGGCGCCTGCGCGATTCAGGCGGCCGAGGGCGAAGGCAAGCTCGCGACCTTCAAGGGCGTGGCGTACACCGGCGCGCAAATGCGGCCGATGGGCTGGTGTAACGACGTCATCATTGACATCGCCGGTGTGCAGGTCCCTTCCCAGCAACGCCCGGCACTGAGGCAACATGACCATGAACAGGTTGTTGGGCATACCACCGCTGTCACTCTCGACGGCGAGATCGCCATCGAGGGCGTCTTCAGCGGCGAAAAGCAACACGTCGACAAGGTCGTCATCCCCGCGCGAAACGGATTCCCCTGGCAGCTCTCCGTCGGCGCCGATCCCATCCGAACCGAGTTCCTCGAGGCCGGCGAAGAAACCAAGGTCAACGGCCGGACTGTAACCGGTCCCCTCACGATCAGCCGCGAAACCCGGCTGGGAGAAATCAGCTTCGTCCCCCTCGGCGCCGACGGCGACACCTCGGCGACCGTGGCGGCTCAAAAAGGTGACACCATGAATCCGTTCGCGATCGCCCTCAAGGCGTTGATGGCCGACCTGCGCGCTGCCGGCAAGGTGAAGGCAGCCAAGTACAGCGACGACGAGGTCGACGCGATGACCGCCGACGAGGCCCGCGCCGCCCTCAAGAAGTGCGCGGCCAAGGCCTCCGACGACGAGGAGGAGGACGAGGAGGACGACCCCAAGGAATCGAAGTCGGCACGCCGGCAGCGGCTGAAGGCCGAGGCCGAGGCCATCTTCGGCGACATGGCCAAGAAGCATGCGCAGGTCCTCGCCGGCCAGCAGCTCCGCGTCAGCTCGATCACCGCCGCGGCCGAGAAATACGGCGTTACCAAAATCGAGATCGAGGCGGACGGCAAGACGAAGACGGTGGACCTGGTGCCCCACGCGCTCGCGCACGACTGGTCGGCCGACAAGGTCGAGCTGGAAGCCCTCCGCGCCTCGCGCCCCGCGGCCGGCCTCGGCGTCCCTGGCGGCCTCGCCTACACGAGCAGCCGGCCGGACGTCAACGACGCGGTGATCGAGGCGGCCGTGCTGCACGCCTGCCGTCACCAGTTCCTGCTCGAGGACGACGAGTTCTACAGCGACCTCGCCCCGGACGGCAAAGCGAAATTCCGGCGCGTGCCGATGCGCTTGCAGAAGCATGCGCAGGACGGGCTCAAGACCCGCTACACCGACCAGGTCCAGCAGGCCGCCCACACGATTTTCAAGGGCCGCATGGGCCTGCACCAGCTCCTGGAATGCGGCATGCGTGGCCTCGGCTACCGCGACTCGCTCGATCTCAAGAGCGAGCAGGGCATGACGAGCATGCTCAAGGCCTGGGACTTCCTCGACCGCTCCGCGTCGATCCGCGCGGAAGGATCGAGTAACATGTCGATCCAGAACATTCTGTCCAACGTGCTGAACAAGTTCGCGCTGCAGGGCTATCTCTTCACCGAGCAGTCCTGGCGCGAGATCGCCGCCATCCGCAACGTGACCGATTTCAAGCCTTCGAAATCGATCAATTTGCTCGGACAGACGATGTTCAAGCAGTTCGGCCCCAGCGGCGAGCTCGCCAATTTCAGCCTGGGCGACCAGGCTTTCGCCAATCAGGCCGCGCCCTATGGCGGCATTCTGACCATCCCCTGGACGCACCTGGTCAACGACGACATGGGCATCCTGGCCAGCGTGCCGCTCAAGGTCGGCCAGGGCGCCGGCCTAGCGCTCAACGATTGGTTCTGGTCGCTGATGGCGTCGCTCATCACCGGCAGTGCCGTCGGCAGCATCCCGTCCGGCTACACGCTCACCGCGGACGACGGCAACGCCTTCTGGCGCACGACGACCGGGACGAACAACGCCGCCAATCAAAAGTCGGGCAAGGTTTACAACCCCAACAAAATCAGCGGCGGCTCCTCGGCCCTCAGCAGCTCCTCGCTGCAGACCGCGAAGAAGTATTTCGACAACCAGGTCGATCCGAACGGCAGCCCGCTCGGCATGGAGGGGATGATGCCGATCCTCCTCTTCGGTTCGGACAACTGGGTGACGGCCATGGAGCTGGTCACCTATCGCGAGCTGGTCGGCACCGGCCAGACCTCCACGCCCAAGCAGCCCAACGGAAACATCTGGGGCGGCAAGATGAAGCCGGTCATGAGCCGGTACGTCGACAACGCCAATTACGTCAACAACACCACGGCGTTCTGGGTGCTCTTCAACCCGGCCGTGCTGGCCGTGATTGAGGTGGCGTTCCTCCAGGGCGTCGACACGCCCGAGGTCCTGCAGGCCGGCCCCGACTACCAGTTCGACCGGCCCGGCATTTCGATCCGCGGCACCATGCCGTTCGGTGCGAACCAGCAAAACTTCCGCGGCGGCGTGTACAGCGCCGGCGCGTGATCGGGGTCACGAGCCAGGATGAATCACGAGTCAGAGCCTTACTGAGAGATAACAACCATGACGATGGCAGCCTTCCTCCGCGGCAAGCCGATCATGCAGCCCTACAGCGTGGGCGCGGGATCGTGCAATGCCGGCGACGTGGTCGTGGTGAACGACCTGCCCTGCGTCGCCCACGAGGACATTCCGGCGTTCACGGGGGGCGAGACGACCGACTCGCTGGCCGTGTCCGGCGGCATTTACCAGATCCCCGCCGACGCCGCGTATGCGGACGGCACCTATGTCCTGTGGGACACGTCGAAGCTGCAGGTGACCACGGTCTCCGCCATCACGACCTATCCGTTCGGCTGGATCGTCGGTGGCCCGAACGACCTGGCCTCGGACGGCGGCCCGACCGGCGCTGCCAGTTTGGCCTCGGTGCTGCACCATCCGGTTCCCTCCGCGATCTCGGGCAAGGGGTCGCCCGAGATCAACACGGCCTACACTGCCACGGCCGCCACCGGCACGCTTACCGCCGCGGCGATTGCCGGCGGCGTCATCACGCGCAGCGGGCCGACCGCGGCGTTCACCGACACGACCGACACCGCCGCGCACATCATCGCTGCGATCCCCGACGCGGTCGCCGGCCAGTCGTTCAAGCTGCAGATCAAAAACACCACCGCCTTTGCCGAGACGCTCGTCGGCGGCACCAACGTCACGCTCAGCGGCGGCCAGACGATCATTCCGCCGAACAGCGTCGGCGTGTTCCTGATCACGTATGTCTCGGCGACCAGCGTGACGATGCTGGGCCTCTACGTCGTCCCGATGACGACGGACGTCCTCGAGGTCGCCACCGGCCTGACCACGGTCGGCGCCGGCACGATCACCGCGGCCGGTATCGCCGGGGGTGTCACGCTCCGCACCGGGCCGACCTCGGCGTTCACCGACACCACGGACACGATCACGAATATCGTGGCCGCCCTGCCCAACGGCAACGTCGGCCAGAGCTGGGAGTACACGTACCTCAATCAGACGCAATACGTGGCCACGCTCGCCGGCGGCACCGACGTTACGATCACGCTCAACAGCGGCCAGCTCCTGGTCCCCGGCAATTCCTACGTGCGCTTCCTCGTGACCTACGTCTCGGGGACGTCGATCACGATGGTGCAGATCGGCGGCGGACTCAACGCCACACTGCCCACTGCCAAATTCACCACGTTCAGCGCGACCACCGGCACGCTCGTCGCGGGCGAGGCCAGCGGTGCGGCCTTCACCTGCCTGACCTCGACCAACGCCACGCCCGGCAGCCAGGCCATGCGGACGCCCGCGCAGATCCTGGCCGACACGCCCGGCCTGGTCGTCGGCCAGAGCTACATGCTGCTCATCACGAACAGCGGCGGCTCCGGCACGTTGACGCTGGCCACCGACTCCGGGACCGGCTTCACGATGACGGGCACCATGACCGTGGCCAACACCGCCACGAGGCTGTTCATCGTGACGCTGAACAGCGGCACCACGGGCACCGTGCAGGGCGTCTCGATCGGCACGATCGCGTAACACCGCGGGGAGTGTGAACGTTCACACTACCGCCAGCCTGCGACACGACGAGGGGGGAGTGTGAACGTTCACACTCCCCGGAGGATTCGCGGTGGACTTCGCGACGATGGGAATGAGCTGGCTCAATCAGGAAATCAAGGGCTTTGCCTCGACCGTGCTGACGTACCAGCGGCCGTCGACCAGTGAGACCGCTCAGATCGCCATGGCGATCGGCGGCAAGCAAAACCCGCTTTACAGCCTGCTCGGCAGCCAGCCGGGCACGCTGGACCTGATCCAGCAGACACCCGAGAACGCGGTCCGCAGCTTTTCGTTCGACGCCGGCGACCTGGACTTCACGACGCCCACGCCGGAGACCGGGGACCAGGTCCTGGAAGTCATCAACGGGGTGTCGTGCGTTTTCCAGGTGATGCCGCCGGTCAGCGGCAAGCTCGCCTGGGAATGGCAAAACGAGTTTCGGCAATCCGGGGCGCGGTACCTGGTGCACACGCAGCTCGTCGCAACGCAGTGAGGAGTTTTCACCACAGAGAACGCAGAGAGCGCTGAGAGGAAATCGCCATGGAGTTCTGGATCGCCGGCATTTTGCTTGTGCTTGTCCTGGCCTGCTGGATCCCGTTGGTGGCGCGGTCGGCCACGTACACGGGCAAGATGGACGTGACGCGGACCATCACCGGCGAGGGGATTCCGCCCAATTCGAGTTACGTGGTGAACGGTCTCGACACGTTGACCACGATGAACGGCGCGACGACGCCGGCGTGCAGCGCCGACGTCTGCTTCACCGAGGCGCTATCGTCCGGCGCGGTGACGATCGACCTCACCAATATCACCGACCCCGTCCTCGGCACCGTGACGCTCAGCGGCCTGACGCCGTTCATGATTTTGTTCCAGAATCCGTCGGCCAACGCCAACGCCATCACGATCGCCGAGGGCGCAAGCAACGGTTACTCGGGCCTCGGCGCCAGCTTCAAGATCGTGCTGCAGCCTGGCGAAGAGTGCCGCATCCTCAAGCAGGCCGCCTCCGCGGTCGGCAGCGGCTCGAAGACGTTCGACCTGACCGGCACGGGCGCGCAGGCCCTGGGCGTCCAGATCGCAGCGGGGTAACCGATGGCCGCGGGCAGGATTATCGAGGTCGCGAACTTTGTCGTGGCCGCGCTGAACGCGGACGTTGCCGCGCTCGACGAGAGCGGCGACCCGATCAGCCCGCCGCTGTTCGAGGCGGATCGGAGCTATTACGCCGAGTACACGAACGTGCAGCTCGCGACCCTACAGGTCGACGTGCGGCATCCGGCCGTCGTGACGGCCGAGGAATCGCGCGACGGGACGGAGGACACCTACGGGATCGAGATCGCCCTGCAGCAGACGGTCAACAGAACCGACCAGGCCGCGATCGATGCCCTGGTCACCCTGGCCCGGCGAGCCGCCCGGACCTTCCCGGTCGCCGCAGTGATGGCGGTCGCCGGCAGCGATCCGGACCTGCTCGACGTCCAGGTCGCCGAGAACGTGCACCTGGTGTTCGACCCGGACAAGTTGGCGGGCAACCGCTTTTACAGCTCGATTTCCCTGGCCATCAAGGAGTATGCGCCCAACGCGGCGAACGCACAATGATCGGCGCCCAGCTTAACGATCTGAAGGTCCTTTGGAACTCCCAGGCCATCATGACGCCGGCGGAGAAATTCCAGTCACGCCTGCTCTTCCAGTTTGGCAGCTACTGCCGGAACGTCCAGCGCAACTCAATCAAGAAGGCTAATCGCCGTCGCGCCGTCTCCCAAGCCGGGGAGCCGCCGGTCTATCACGAGGTCCAGCTCCCTGGCGGCATCGGTTACAAAGGCACGATTTTCTATGCAGTGGACCTCCGCAACAAGTCCGTCTCGATCGGCCCTGTACTGCTCAGCCGCAAGGCCGCGATCGGCGGGCGGCCTCCGCCGGAAGTCCTCGAGCACGGCGGCGTGGCATACCTGGTGATCTCGCGTGCCGCTAAAGTCAGGCGGCGCCATATTTCAGAAACGCTTTCCGTGCGGCCCATTAATGTCCGCGCCCGGCCGTCGGCGGGGCCGGCATTCCGAAAAACAGTCGACAAAAAGCTTCCCGCGCTGATCGCGGGCGGCATCATGCGGGAGGTCTGATCCGTGGGGAAAAACCTTGGCAAAAACAATTGCTTCTGCCTCAACAGCGGCAGCTTCGGTGCGAACAAGTTCGTGCCGATCATCAGCGCGCGCGACATCAAGGTCGCGCGCAAGCCGGCCGCCTCGTTCGACAGCACCGACCGCACCACGCAAATCTCGACGGTCATCCCGGTCCGCCAAAGCGCGGAGGTGACGTTGTCGGCGATCTGGAACGGCGGCGCCGGCCTTACCGCCCTGCGCAACGCCTGGCTCAATGGCACCGTCCTCTCCGCGGCGGCCTACCTCGAAGGGCCGCCGGCGACGGGCGCCTATGGTCTTATTGGCGACTGGATCGTCTCGAAGTTCCCGATCAAACAACCGCTCGCCGGCGGCCAGATGATCGACATCACACTGCAGCCCGCGGCCAACTACGTCAACCGCGTGCAGATCTTCACCGACGCTACCAGCGGCACGCTCGGCACCGCCGAAACCCAAGTCAACAAAAAGGTCGGCTTCATCGCCTCCGTCAATACCACGGGCGGCACTCCGGTCCCGACCGCGCGGGATATTTCCTGGTCGCTCGAATGGCAGCTCGAGGAAGCCAGCGATCGCGCCCAGGAGGAGGACGGCAACGGCATCGCCTTTCAGCAGTACCTCTGCTGCCTGCCCAAGGTCAGCGCCGAGTTCGAGGTGATCTGGAACAACGCCGTCCACAGCGCCTTCCGCACGGCCTACGACAGCGGCAACCCGATCACGCTGTATTTCCTCGACGGTCCCTACGCCACGTCCGGGAGCTGGGGCCCGTACACCGACTGGGCGATCACCGACTTCCCGGTCGACGCGCCGCTGCTCGACGGGCAAAAAGTCAAAATGAAATTCGAGCCGCACGGGCTGGCGACCAACTTGTTCCAATACCGCACGTCGTAAACACAAAAAAGCCTAACCACAGAGGCACAGAGGCACAGAGGAAGACCACAGAGGAAAATTTGGGTGGAACGCTTCTCTGTGAGTTTCTCTGTGCCTCTGTGTCTCTGTGGTTAGGCTTTTGAATTTTGGAGGGACCGATGGAATATCCGAGGACTTTCACCGACGGCTTGGGCCGGGAATGGACGCTGGAGTTTTCGCTCGCGGCCGGCCGGCGGCTGCAGGAGTTCGCCGGCGTCACTACCGAGCAGCTTGTGCCGGATCCGCGCGCGAAAAACAAGGAGGATGCGGTGTTGCCGGTGGTCAACCTGCTCGGCGATCCGTTCCAGGCGTTCGGCGTGTTCTACGCCCTGGTCAAGCCCGCGGCGGACGCCAAGGGGCTGTCGCGCGACCAGCTCCTGGAGGGCTTCACCGACGACTCAGTCTCGGAGCGTCTGAGCAAGGCGATCATCGGTGCGTTACTTTTTTTTTCCCGGAATGCCCCGCAGAAGACGGCGGCGCTCCGGACGCTGGCGGCGAACTGGGATCAGTTCCTGGGGCGGATCAACAAGAGGATCGAGAGCGGTATGAGCAAGCTCGATTTTGGCGCAGCTCTGGACGCCATGCCCGAGATCGACGTCGAGGGGTTGAATCGGCAAATTGCGGAACGATCGAGGAGCTTTGCTACTGGATCGGCGGCTTCGTCGGGCTCGACCCCGAAACCCATTCCCTGCGTCAGCTGAAGTGGGCCCAGCGCGGCGAGAAGTCGCGGCTGTGCATGGAGCAAGATTCCGACTGGGACCGTGCCTGTCTGATCGCCTATTTCTCGGGGAATGCCAAGGACGCCAAAGGTCCGGATGAGCTGAACGTGACACTGAGGCGCACCGATCGGGAGCGGATCGAGGACGACCAATGGCTGGCGGAGCAGGTCGAGCCCGGGACAGACGACACCGAGGAAAGCTGGATAGCCGAGGCCACCCGCAATGCTCCTGCCCGCCCTGCTGCTGTGCCTGACGGCCGCAATCCTGTGGATGGCCAGCAAAAGCTCGATTGAGGCTGGCCGCGGCCACGTCACCCTCGGCGTCAACATCGACCCGCTGGTCAAGGGGCTCGAAGCAGCACAAAAGAAATTCGCCGCCTGGGGCAAAGGCATGGAGGTCGCCGGCGCCGCCATGGGCGCGGCCAGCACCTCGATGCAGGCGCCATTTATTTACGCGCTGCACGTCCTCACCGAGGACGGCAACCACCTTTACCAGGTCGCCCGGCAAACCGGGATCTCGATCGCCGAGCTGGGCCCGCTCGCCTACGCCACCGGCGGCGACCTCGACGCCCTGGCGACGGCCGTCCGCAAAATGAACAGCTTCCTCGAGCAGGCCTCCCACGCGGCCCCCAACGCCCAGCGCGCGCTGAACGAGCTGGGCCTGACCTTCCAGGAGCTGAACGGCCTGACCACCGAGCAGCGCCTGGAGCGGATCGCCGACGCGCTAAGCCACGTCCACGACGCCGGCCAGCGCTCCGCCCTGCAGACGCAGATCCTCGGCCGCGCCGCCGGCGCCCTCAACCTCTCCGGCGGTCAGGAGGGCCTGCAGCGGCGTCAGGAAAATGCCCGACGCCTCGGCGTGCTGTCGCCCGAGGACGTCGCCCTGGCCCGCCAACTCAGCGTCGCGGAGCGCGAGTTGGGCACAGCTACCCGGACCACTTGGGGCTTTATCGGCGCTGCCGTCGCCCCCTACATGACCACCTTCGTTCGGCAGGTCACCGAGATCGTGCTGGTGATCCAGCATTGGGTGCGCGAGAACGGCCCGCTGCTGTTGATCCTGTTCAAGGTCGCCGAATGGGTGGGCATTATCGGCGGCGTGATCGGCGCCCTGGGCGTCGGCATCTACGTGGCCAGCTTCGCGTTTTCGTTTTTGGCCGGCGCCGTCGGCATCGTCGGCGCTGCGCTCAGCGCGCTGTGGGGGTTCGCCGTCTTCGCGTCGAGCGGCTTCGGCATCCTCGGCGCCTCGGTGTTTAGCTGGTCCACGATCACGAGCGCGGCGAGCGGTATTGCCACGGCCGCAATGTGGGCCTGGGGTGCCGTCGTCGGCGTAGTGACTGGCGTGCAAAGCGCCTATAACGCGGTGCTGGGCATATTCGGGCTCGGCGCCACGGCCGCGGCCGGTGCTTCTGGCACAGCGGCGGCGGCTACCGGCGCCTGGGGCATCGTCACGGCCACGGCCAGCGGAATCGCCACGGCCGCAATGGCTACGTGGGCGGCGGCAGTGTTTGCCGTGCAGACGGCGCACGCGATTGGCCTGTTCGCGGTCACCGGGTTTGGCCTCGCCACCGCGGCGGCAACGGCGTTGACCTGGCTTGACAACGCGGCACTCGGCGTGTGGACCGCCGGCACAATCGCGGCCTCGATCGCTTCCAGCGCCTGGACGGCGGCCGTCTGGCTGCTTACCACGGCGTACGCGGCTTCGACTGCTTCGCTGTGGGGCTTCGGTGCGGTCGGTGTTGCGATGGATGTGCTCAGCTTCGCAGCGGCGGCCGGGGCGGCGGTGTGGAGCGCCGCGACATGGGCGCTGAGCGCGGCGACGACGGTTGCTACCGCCGTGCTGGGAATCTTCACCGGGGCGACCGCAGCTTCGACTGTATGGGCGTGGGCGAGCAACGCCGCTTTGGGAGTCTGGGCCGGCGCGGTTTGGCTGGTCAGCGCAGCCCACGCTGCCGCAGTTGGAGTGCTGGCATTGTTTACCGGCGCGACCGTGGTTGCGCAGGCCGGCACGCACGGCTTTTCTTTGGGCCTGATTTTTGCGTGGATTTGGGAAAATATCGCCAGTGCCGGCATCTACTTGCTGGTGACGGCCATTGGCGTGCTGATCGTAGCCCTGGGTGCCGTGGCGCTTGCTCTCGGCGCGGGCGTGCTGATCGCATTTGTTGGGCTGCTCGCCGACCTCGTCGTCGAATCCGGAGTGGCGCAGTCTGCGTGGGGACAGTTCGTGGATTTTTTCGGCGCGACGGCGGGTCGCGCGTGGGAATCCTGCAAACAGGCGTTCGCGGGAATCCTCGACACCGTTAAGACCACGATGGGCGGCGTCATGGACGCCGTTTCTGCCGGCAACTGGGGGCTCGTTTGGGACCTCGTGAAAACGGGCGCGGAACTCGCATGGCGGCAAATCACGCTGTTCGTCCAACAGCAATGGATCATTTGGAAAGGCGCTGCCCTCGACGTTTGGCACACGATCACCGATTCGCTCGAGGACGCCTTCCATGACGTGGTGACGTCGATCGAAGTGCTTTTCGCAATGACGTGGAGCGAAATCGGCGACAGCTTGAAAGAGACGTTCGCCGGTATCTTCGACTGGATCGCCAGCAAGATCCACGATGTAATGGCAACCATCCTCACGACCGTCGCCAACGTCTTTCGCGCTCTCTGGCAGACTGACAGAGCAAACGCCGCCCAAACTGCGGCCGCCGAGCAGACGGCATTGGCGACGACGCCGGCCGCGGCGACACCCCGCACCCCGGCAGCCATCCGAGAGGCGGCTGCCGAGGCTCAGCGCGCGCGCGACGCCGCGCGACGCGAGCGCGCCCGCATTGCCGCGGAACTGGCGGCAGCGGAAACGGCCGGTCTGGATGACGGCGAAATCGATCGGCTGCGCGAGCGGCTCCAGACCCTCCGTGACGACGCACACGAAGAAGCGGCGATGCGCGAATGGATGTCCCAAACCGGAGAGGCAGGCCCGCACGGCGGCGAGGAGGGCTTCACCTCCAAGGCCAAGGCCGGCCCAGGCTCGTTCTTCGCCGACGCCCTGGCCGGCATGTTCGGCGCCGGCGGGGCGACCGTGCAGGACCGCCAATTGCGCGCGCAGAATCGTACCAACCAGCTCCTGGCGGAAATCGCCAGCCGGCTGAACAGGATGGACGGCGGAGCATTCGCGTGAGGCAGGTTGATCCGCAGATTTCACAGATTTGCGCAGATTTCAATCTGCGCAAATCTGTGAAATCTGCGGAGAAAACTGGGGTGACCGATGGCAGTGATGAACGTCAACGGGATCTCGATTATCGAGAAGCCCATGCAGGAGGGCTCGATCCAGTTCAAGGGCCCGACCGCCAAGCGGGTCTACGCGCTGACGGGCTCGACGCAGAAGTTGGCTATCCAGATCGCGGTCATTACCGCCGCGCCCCAGACCGAGACCAGCATTTCGAGCACCGGGCAGCAGCTCAGTCTCTTCCTGGACAAGGTCTCCGTCAAGGAGATCGGCGGCGGCGTCTGGGAGGCGACGTGCGATTACGCCGACACGCCGCAGCAGTTCGATTTGAAGTTCAATATCGGCACTCAGACCGTCAAGCGGCAGCAGGCCCTGGAGCATATCGCCACCTACGACTGCATTCTCGGCGGCGTGCTGATGGGCGACGGGGCGTTCACGTCCGGGATCCCCGATTTCAACGGGGCGATCGGCGTCAGCGAAACTGAGGTTGCCGGCGTCGATGTCGAGATTGCCAAGATCGAGTTCACAATCACGCTGCGGCTCAACACCGCCAACCCGATCGGCTTCGACGGCCAGCCGCTGAGTCCGCTCTATTTTTGGCAGGTCGCGAACATCACGCCCTGCGTGAACGCCACCGATTTGACGATCATCTACAAGGGCCAGACGTTTCTGTTTCCCAAGGGCAGCGTGCTGTTTCGCGGCGCGCCGATGAGCACCAACAGCGACACGCAGCTCGACATCACGTTCATGTTCGCTTACTCGAAAAACCTCACCGCGACAGCCGCGGATTGGGTGAGCACCGAGACCTATCAGATCGGCTCCCAGGTCACCTACAACGGCTACCTCTTCACCTCGACGATGGTGGGCAACCTGGATAACGCCCCGATCGGCAACGCCTGGTCGACGTCGGCTACGTACCAGGTCGGCGATCTGGTGATCTTCAACGGCGCGATCTACGAGGCGCTGCAGGTGACGACGGGGAATCAGCCCAACATTTCGGCGGCACAATGGAACGCCGTCGGCAGTTCCTCCTGGACGCCGAACGGCCCGTCCGTGCCCGCGCTGGTGGTCGGCGCCTCCGACCCGATCATCAAGGAGGGCTGGTGGTATGCGTGGCCCTGGTACAAGACGGGCACGAGCGGAGGCACCGCTCACCCGTTGCCCACGGCGATCGTGGTTGATCGCGTGTATGACTACGGCGACTTGGCGCTGCTGGAGATCCCGAGCACGACGAACTGATCGGCCTAACCACAGAGACACAGAGGCACAGAGGAAAGATCACAGAGAAGATTAACCCAATGAATTCCTCGGTGAGTTTCTCGGTGCCTCTGTGCCTCTGTGGTTAGTTCTTCGATTCGAGACCAGAAATGGCTGACCCATTCAAAAAGGTCCGCGCCGGCGACCGCTTCAACGGCTCGATCAGCGCCGACCTGTACAACCTGCTCGTCGATATGGCTCAGCGCTATGTCCGCGAGCAGCGCGGCGACTTCCACGCGCCGCCGAGCAAGGGCCCGGGCGACTTGTCGCTGCGGATCCAGAACGCCACGCCCAGCCCCGGCATCGACCTGCCCCAGTACGCCGTCGTGGGCATCGGCGCGCCGCTCGTTGTGCCGGCGGAGACCGACACGTCGTTCTTCGGCGCGACCTATTTCGGATCGGCCGCGCCGGTGGCCGGCCAGCCGTTCGCGATCTTGCAGCGGCCGGCGACGTGCGGCACGTTTGACGGCAAGGGCAATGTGATCTCGCCGGGCGACATCCAGCCGGCGCTTGTCGTCGGCATGACCTTCGCCATGGTCGATATCGGCACAGTTGGGGATGGTTTTGCCGACTGCGGCACCGGCAACTATGCCAATTTGTTCAGCAACAATACCGGCGTCGGCCAGGTGCAGATCCTCTGGACCGAAACACAATTGACCGGCGTTCAATGGACGCTTGTGCGATTCCTGGACGTGGGCGTCGCTTCGCAGGCGGCGACCACCACTACCATTTTCGACTGCCTCGACGGAAGCCTCTATACGATCACTCTCACCAATGGGATCGTCACCAACGTGGTGGTCACGCCGGCATGCTGCGGCAGCGGAGGCGGAGGGAGCGGCGGAAGCGGCGGCGGTGCGTACGTTGGCTCGATCGGCTTCAGCCTCGGATGCGGTTATTCGATCGCGTGCATGGGCTTGCCGGCGGCACTCGATTTGCCCTACTGTTTGACGTACGACGGCGTGGTTGGCGGGTTTCAGCAATGGAGCTACACGGCGTCCGGCGTTTCGATCGTCGTAAACCACGTCGGCTGCATTTGGTGGGTCAGCGCCACTTTCGGAACCATCGTTGTCGGCGGCTGGTATCTCGACCCGACCTGCGGATCGTCGCCGCCGGCGACGATAGCGATCTCCAACGGCGGCCTGGGCGGCGGGACCGCCTGCAATTTCAACCTCACGACCTTTTGTCCCAATCCAAACAACTATTGGTGCGTGCAAAACAACGCCAATGGCATTTACGCGTGTCTGATCGACGGCTCGCTTAGCCCACAACCGGTGAGTGTCGGCGAAACCGTCACGTGGACCGGAAATACTGGAGTAGTGCTGAGCGGGCCGTATGCGGACGCCGGAACGTGTGCCGGCGTTTGCAGCACGCCGCCGAGCTGCTGTGGCTGCACAGAAGGAGCTACGCTCAGTTTCACCGTTACCGCGAAAACGGGATGCTTTACAGGGTGGCCGAACTCTGGCACCGTCACTTGTCACGACGGCGGCTGGTCGTTTCCGTCAGTCACTGCGTGCTCCGGAACCCAGCAAGCGTCTATCGGCTGCGCCAACAGCACTGATCCGCCTGTGCTCGACTACGTCGACTTTGAAGTGACGGCCCAATCTGGATATACCTGCGACCCGACTTTTAGTGCGGTGTTCCTGCTAAATGACGGCGCGGGCAACTCCTGCACAATCACGGTGGCCTGATGATGCACGCCAACGCATTCAAACACACGGGTTGCATCGGCGAGGGCTGTCCGCACTGCCCCAAGCTGGACTTACCGGGCAACGAGGCGATGCGTGCTCACCTGATGGGGTTGCCGGCGCTGGCGACGGGCCCAAAGGCGCCCGCCTCCCGTTACGGCACCGCCTGCGTACACCGCGGCGCTGCGCTCCCCGAGCTTGCCTGGTGTGATACATGCCAGGCCGGCAAGCAACGGAATGTGCCGCTCTACGCGTGTAGCGTGCACGGGCAATGCACCGTCGAAAAAAAGGGCTTCGCAGGACGCGATAGCCGCGCGCCGGCCGAGCCGTGGTGCAGGGTGTGCCCCGACAAAACCGTCTTGGCGCCCGTGTTGAAGCGCAACCTGCTCTATCACGTTTACCCGGTTGCCGGCAACGGAGTCTGGCAATGGAACGTGCGGCAGATCGTGCGCCGTCTCGGCCAATTCAACGGGCGTCGCATCGTCGCGATCATGACCGAGCCGGGCCCGGTCACCATCGGCCGATACGGCGGCAGTAAGCCGCGCTTGAACGCCAGCATTGACCGGCCGTCGGCGGTGCGCGCCGAGTTCGGCGCGCACGACGTCGAGTTTGTCGAGCTGCCGAACGACCCGCAGTTGCGCGAGGTCGGCAGCTTCCTGCCACTCTTCTCGCGCGTTGAGTCCGCCGATCCTGCCGAGGCGACGCTGTATATCCAGGCCAAGGGCGTGACGCGCCCGGCGGACCATACCGCCCATCTTTGGACCGAGATCCTTTACGAAGTCTACTGCGATTATTGGGGCCACGTCGAACGGCTGCTTCGACAATTCCCGATCGCCGGCGCGTTCAAGAAGGTCGGCGCCGGCTGGGCCTCCCAGCAAACCGCCAGCGACTGGCATTACAGTGGCTCATGGCTCTGGTTCCGCAACCGTGAGCTGTTCGCCAAGGACTGGCGCCGTATCGACCAATTCTGGAGCGGCATCGAGCCTTACCCGTCGCTGCACTTTCGCCCGCACGAGGCGGGATCGCTTTTCATGGAGGGGACGATCGCCGACATGCAGCTTTACCCGACCGGCGCGCCCAATACGGGCTGGGAGTACATTACGCGGACCGTGCTGCCAGCGCTGGTGCGCCGGCGCGCTGAACACGTCGGCGACTACAGGGAGTGGAGCCAATGAGCGAGAAATGGATTCACGAGACGCTGCTCGCCGAGTTCGAGCGCCGCGGGCCATGGGTGACCGGCTTCGAGCGCGACGGGAAGGTCTATGGCATGCCGGCCTTCACGCCCGACGGCATTATGGAGCGCCACGCTTTCGCGTGCTTCCCGCAGGCTCGCAGCGTCATGGAGTTGGGCTGCCTGGAGGCCGGCCGCACGCGGTATCTCGCCGCCTGGGCGCGTCACGTCCTCGGCGTCGACGGCCGGCGCGACAACCTTGAACGTGCGCGGTGGATCGCCGAGCTCTACGGCTTGGACAACGTTGAGCTTCTGCCGCCATGGAACCTCGAGGACGGGCTACCCGAAGCGCCGGCATGCGACCTGATCTATTGCGTCGGCGTCCTCTACCACATGCCGCGGCCGTGGGAGCTGATCGCGGCCATGGCTGCGCGCTGCCCCAACCTGTTCCTCTGGACGCATATAGCGGCCGATGAGGAAGCCACCGAAACGATCCATGGCCGGCGCTACAAGCGTTATCGAGAGTTCGGCCTCGGCGATCCGCTCAGCGGCATGTCGGCGGAGTCGCTTTGGCCCACGCGTGCCGCCCTGCTCGACTTGCTTGCCTCGGTCGGTTACACGATCGGGCACATTGAGGACGATGCCCACAAGCATGGCTCCGCGGTCACCATTGCCTGCTGGAGGTCGTGATGAATTTCGTAGTGCATGACGGCCTGTTCCCGCCGGAGCGGATCCACGCAGCGCGCGAAGCGTGGCCGGCCGCCGATTGGCCGGGCTGGGTCGCCTACGATCCAGCGACGCAGTGCAAGCGCGCCAGCGACCTTACCACGCCGCTGCCGACGGCGTGCGGGCTGCTCCTCGCCGAGCTGGCCGCCCTGCCCGTGGCCGACTGGTTCCCGGCGGCTGTCCGCCCGTTGATTTGCGACCTGGGCCTGCGGGGCGCTGGATTGCACGAGATGCCGCCCGGGCCAGGGCTCGCGCCACACCTCGACGCCGACACGCATGGCCGGCTCGGCATCCAGCGGGTGCTGTCGGCCGTGCTGTGGGTCCATGAATTGTGGACGCCGCTCTGGGGCGGCGAGCTGGTGTTCGCCGGCGGCGCCGTTGTCGAGCCGCTGCCCGGGCGGCTGGTAGTCTTCGATTGCCGCGCGGAACAGCACCAGGTCCGCGCCGTGACCGGGCCGGCCGACGTCGCCCGGCGTTCGCTGGCTGTGTTTTGGTACGGCGCTCAACCTGGCGCGGGGCGACGGATGCACGCAGATTTCGGATCGCGAGTCCCCCCCCCAGGCGCGGCCAGTGTGAACGTCCACACTACCCGTTGCCATTAGTGGCACCCGCCCATTTTCGATTTGCTTTCTCCCGCTCGCGCGCGCTGAATTCGGGTGCGAGGGAAACATGAAGCACGCGAGGCTGGCCATGGAGATTCCCCCCGGCGTCATCGACGCCGCGGGCTGCGTCGCCGGTGCGCTGAGTTTCGCGCTGCTGCAGCCCGCGGGGGCGCCCAAGCGGCGCATGTTCGCCCTGGTGATCGTCGGCGCCTGTTTCAGCGGCTTCGTCATGCCCTGGATCTGTGAACTGCTCGCGCAATGGGCTCCGCGCCTCGCCACTGAGCATGCCCGCAGCGGCCTGAGCTTCCTGGGAGGCCTGGCCGGCGTCGTCCTCGCCCAGGCGGTCATCGATGGCGTCCGCGAGCGTGCATCGACCACCGTCCGGCTGGCAATTGACTTCGTCCTGGGACCCGCACGGTAACAACTGTTATGCACGAAACGTCAACCTCGAGACGCTGCATGGTCGGCGCCCGGACGGCGCGAAGGGTTATTTCGGCGCGCTCAACACCGCGCAGCTCGTCCTGAATTACCGGCCGGCTTGATCGTCTCCACTACCTGACTCCACGGCTAGGAACCTCAACATGCTTTGCACCCCGAAATTTCGCGTCCGTCGCATCGGTCAGCGCGCCACAGGCTCGCTCACCCCGCTCCAGGTCGCAGCCTTCTACCAGCTACCCAACGTCAAAGCGGCCCGGCAGCCGGTGATCGGGATCCTGGAGCTCGGCGGCGGCTACCTCAACGCCGACAATGTGACGGCCTTCCCGTACATGGGCCAGCCGGTGCCTGTCATCACCAATCTCCCGATCGCGGACGCCGTCAATGCTCCGGGCGGAGCGGCTGACGGCGAGGTCGCGCTCGACATCCAGGTCGCCGGCGGCGTGTGCCAGTCGATAGCCGGCCGTCAGTGCAAGATCGTGATCGCGTGGGCGCCCAACGATGGCGGCACGCATTTCGCCGCGGGCATCAACGCCCTGGTCGCCGCCGGCGTCGATGCGATTTCGATTTCCTGGGGCGGGCCGGAGAACGCGTGGAGCTCGATGGATCGTTCCACCGTCGCCGCCGCGATCGATGGGGCCGACTCCGCCGGCGTGCCGGTGTTCGTCGCCAGCGGCGACGGCGACTCGAGCGACGGCGAAGGCGGGACCAACGTCGATTTTCCCGCGTCCTATCCAGGCTCGATCGGCTGCGGCGGCACGACGTTCGGCTCGACGGGAGAAACCGTGTGGAACGACGGCCGTGGCGACGGCTCCGGCGGCGGCTTCAGCGTGTGCTTCACCCGCCCCGACTGGCAGACGCAAACCGCCGCCATGCGCGGCGTGCCCGACGTGTCCGGCCTGGCCGACCCCTCGGGCCCTGGCTGGCGGATCGTGCTAAATGAGGCGGTGCAGGCGATGGGCGGCACCTCGGCGGTCGCGCCGTTGTGGGCCGGGATCGCCGCCGCCTGCAAGGCCGCGGGCTTCAACGGTCACCAGCTCCCCGCGCTGCTCTACGGCACGCCGGCGGCCATGCGCGACATCCTCACGGGCAACAACGGCGCCTACACCGCGTCCCCCGGTTGGGACCCGTGTACGGGCCTCGGCTCGCCGAATGGCCCGGCGCTCGTCAGCCTCCTCACCAGTGGCACGAGCGCGGCGCCGCCGGCCTCTCCGCCGGCAGCGTCTCCTCCGACCCCTCCGCCGCCGGCCGTTGCGCCGCCCACCTTGGCGCTGGCCCAGGCAGCCGCGGTCCAGGGCGTCGAGGACGCCGCGACCGCACACCCGTTCCTTGCCTCAATCCTGCGCCTGAGCGAGCCCAGCGTGCGCTCGCGCCTGGCCACCCTATGGCAATCCGCCTCACCCAGTTCACAAGGACAATCCATGACCAAGCCCTCGCCGCGCCTCACGCTGACAGCCATATCCGGGCTGATCACCCAGCTTCTGCCCGTGCTCGAGCAGTACCTGCCCCTGCTCCTGCAAATCCTGACCGCGGCGCAGTCCACGTCTTCGAGCTCCGGCGACGGCGCGGCCTCCCCGAGCTGCTCGCGTGAGCAGCGACCGCGCGACATGCCCACGCCTGACACGATCAACACGGACCTGGCCAATCTTCAGTCCGCCCAGGCCACGCTCCTGAACGACCAGGCGGCGCTGTCCACCGCGCAAACCGGTTTCGCGCGCGCCCAGTCGGTCGTTCGCCTCGCGCATTGTTGTGTGAACGCAGCCCAGACAACTGTCGCCGCCCTGGTGGCGCAGACGATCTCGGACATCACCGCCGTCTACGGTCCGCCGGCGAGCTAGGGTACTCCTCACGCTCCGCGTGAGGGATTTCCTCACGCGGAGCGTGAGGAGTGAGCCAACGCACGAAAGGGCGGGCGGCGCCCAGATGGGACGCACAGGGCCGCCCAAAGCTCCGGGCCCGGAGCCGAGGGCGGCGAAAGAGGCCGAGGCCTCGCTGCTGCAGCTAAGCCGGCCCGCCCTTATCGTCCATTTCCATGGATCCCACGAATCGGGGGAATGCAATGCGCCCACTCTTCTTGTCATGCTGTCTGTTCATCGCCGTCGCCGGCCGCATCGTGCGGCGCTCACTCTTCTTGGCATGCTGTCTGTTCATCGCCGTCGCCGGCTGCGCCGTGCGGCGCCCCTATCCCTGTGACGATGGGCTGACGATCTCGACCCCTGCGCAACCGCAGCGCGTCGCGCAAAAAACGGCCGAGCCCGCGCCCGAGGACATCCCATGATCTCGGCCCTCTTCGCGCAAACGTTCCTGGTCCCACACCCGCAGGCGTTCCAATGGAACTGCCCGCACTGGGGCTGGTTCTTTTGCGGCTTCGCCGCCGGCGCATTCGTCATAAGCCTAACCCATCGCGTCCGCGGCGGCTGAATTTCAGCGGCCGGCTCTTGTGCGCGTTCCCGCCGGCAGGGTAGGATCGTTGTACCCAGGTCTCCAGGTCCGCCATGATCCTGACACGCCAGCGCCTGCGCACAGTCTACCAGCGCCACCGGGCCCGATTGCCCGACCTGCACAAGTGCGCAGACTCGGTGCGCAGCCAATACGAGGCGTGGGAGACGGAATTCGCCACGGCGCTGCACACGTACAAGATCGAGTGCCAGCGGCCCAATCCAACCCATAGCGAGGTGCTGGCGATCCTGCTCGAGCTGGGATACCGGATGCCCGCCCGCTGGGAAACCCCGTCGAGGGAACCTGCCGATGTCTCTCAGCTTTCGTGATTTCCGCGGCGCAGGGGCGATGACCATCACCCCCAGCGACACCACGGTCTTTGCCGCGCCTGTCTGGCGCATTTACGTCGGCGTCACGGGCAACGTAAAGGTCGATACCCCCATCGCGTCGGGCGTGGTCTACAACGCGGTGCCCGCCGGCACCTACATCTACCCCAACGCCACGAAGGTGTACGCCACGAACACCACGGCAAGCGACCTGGTCGGGGAGACCTGAGCCACGGACAAACACGGATGAAACACGGATTAGACCCGACCCATGAGCGATGACGAATACTGGTCACCGGCCGAGCGCAAAAAGCGGTTTCTTCGCGACGTGCTTACTCCTGCTTTCGAGCAGTGGCTCCAGGAGGCGATCGCCGACGGCGACATCCGAATCGAGATCGCATCGAAGCTGAGCCTTAGATTTACCGACTCCGAGGCCGTTCTGCACTTTCTGACAAATCGTTGGCACTAGCGGGTCCCGGAGCAAGACTGATCTAGGCGCAAAAACGGCTCTCCAGGCACGATAGCGGGTGCACTACTACCCTCATCGTACCGGAGAGCCAAGGATGGCACAGCCATGTCTGACGGCGGACGTAACGGCGTGGATCGATCGCCTGAGCAACGTGCTGGATGCACGGCTGGCGTGGCGACTCGTGCCACTCATGGCTGGCGTGCTTTTCGGCACCGGACGACAAACGGTGTCCAGTTGGCTGCGCGCCGGCGAACTCAGCGACGATTACCAGGACTATTATTACTTCCTCTTTGCCCTGGGCGACAAGACCAAAGCGCTCGCCACGATCGTGTGGCGCATCGCCGTGGAGGTGATCGCGCCCAGCGGCCGCATCGTATTGGCCATCGACGACACGCCCAGCAAGCGGTATGGCCCCAAGGTCGAAGGCGCAGGCCTGCATCACAACCCGACACCCGGACCGGCCGGCGCCAAGCTGGTCTACGGCCACAATTGGGTCACCCTGGCCTGGGTGGTACGCCATCCGATGTGGGGCACCATCGGCTTGCCGCTGTTGGCCCGCTTGTACGTGCGGCAGAAGGACATCGATGCCCAGCAACTTACTTTGTTGCGCGACGTGACCTTCGAGACCAAGCTGACCATGGCTGGGGCCATGGTCACGGATGCGGCGAAGTGGGTGAAAACGCTGGACCTGCCGCTTTGGGTGGTCGCCGATGGCGCCTACGCCAAGCGGCCATTCCTGCAAGAAGCGGCCGCCGCGAAGGCCATCGTCGTCAGCCGACTGCGCAAGGACGCAGCGCTGTTCGACCTGCCGCCGCCCCGCAAACCGGGTGAACGTCGCGGGCCGGGTCGGCCGCCGACCTATGGCAAGAACAGGATCAGCCTGGCCAAGCGTGCGGGGCACCGGCAGGGTTGGCAGACGGGCACGTTCCGGTTGTACGGTTCTGAGGTCATCAAGCGGTACAAGACCTTCCTGGCGACCTACCCGCCAGCGGGCGGTTTGATTCGGGTGGTGCTGGTGAAAGAAGACGACGGCAAGTGGGTAGCGTACTTTTGTACCCATGCCGAGGCCACGGTGACGGAGATCCTGGAAGCAGTGGCCGACCGCTCGGCCATCGAGCAGGTGTTCCATGATATCAAAGAAGTGCATGGCGTCGGCGAAGCACAGACGCGCAACTACTGGACGCACGTAGCGGTCTATCATGTGCATCTGTGGTGGCACACGCTGATCGAACTTTGGGCCTGGCATCGGCCGGCCAAGGAACTGGTGGATCGGAATGCGAGCCCCTGGGATGACGCGGAGCGTCGGCCTTCGCACGCGGACAAGCGCAACACCTTGCGCCGCCAGTGTCTGGACGCCGAATTTTGGGCACGAGCGGCAACCGCGACCCTGCCGCGAAAAATCCAGGATCTGTGGCACCGCTTGGTCAAACTCGTCGCGTGACATATGGAGATCTCAGAAAGTGCAGTTAAAGGTGACGTGCTTGCTCAGCAGGAAGTTAAGGACAGTACCGGACAGGATGCCGAGCGCGGCGGCGAGCAGCGGCCAATCAGCGAAGAAAGCCAAATCGGAAATGAGCGCGACGAAAAGGGACCAATTGACAGCCGCACCGAGCAGGCATGAGAGGCAAAACAAGCAGTATTGCTGCCAGGC